AAATGATCTAGACCACTTAGGCTATTTGTAGTGTAATACCAGTCTCCTGCCGCCATTGCGTCTGTACTGTCGAAATCTGCACCGTTCAGAATCCTACAGGTAACTGTAGTAGAGTTGGTGAACCCCGTTATCTCAGCTCTACCTGTTCCTGCGCCATTGATTGAGCGTTTCCAAATCTGTCTGCCCACATCTACAGCAGTAGAGGTGAATACAGGAGCAGAAGCGGTGAATGTTACCGACGCCCCAGTTAATGCACCTGGTGTCATAGTGGCGCTAGCGGCTAGACCTTTTGAGGTACCATCGTAAGTCAAGCTCTCATGGAGGTGCACATACTCTTTCATGGATTCCAGCAATGCTCGGCCATATGTGGCTTCGTCGGTAGCTTTGTTGGCTTCAGCAGTGTAGTAGTCCACTAATTTAGGGAATACTGGTGTATCAGTTTGGTAGCTGATGTACCGTCTGGTGTTCGCACCAAAGACCCGCTCAGATCCAAGCCACACTCTGTCGTAGTTATTGGGTCTAGGGACGGTAGTAACAGTAATGTACTTGTCTTCAGCAGAAGCACCGGTAGTATGCCTGTGCCAAGCAGCAACCTTCTCTGCAGGGTCGAAAGTGAGGCCCAATAAAACGCCATCGTTTCTGACACACCACGCTACATCTGGTCGGCCTGTCTGCCATTTGATTTGTTTTATGCCGGTTGCTTCAGCGGTGGCAGATGATCTAGACCACGTACCGCCTGTCCGAGTTATGTCATCAGATACAATGTTTTCATCCCCAGCCACGAAGGTATCCTGCAGTGTTTCGTAAATGAGTGTCTTCACTGTCAAGCCGTTCTTCTGTACGTACTGGACAAAGTTCTCTTTTATGATAGGTGCAATGTTTTCAACACCGATACTATCTAGTCTACGGGCTTTCACACTTGTAGGGGAGATCGCCAGTTCGTCGTCTGCACCAGTGATCTTTATGACGCTACCGAAAGTACCTGCCAAAAGCATACGCTCAGTACCAGCAAGCCAGTAGCCTTTGTTGGGGCCCGCTACGTTTAAGGTAAACGAAACAGCATGGTCAGCATCGGCGCCTTCAGTGAAATCATGGTATCTTGTGTCACTGCCATCGGGGGACCTGGACATATCAAGCTTAGCTGGATTGGCATCTGAGCCAAGGAAGGCAAGACGGGATTCATAAAATGCTACCGCATATGGTAGTAGTTCTTTTTTAGAGGCGTACCCTGCGCTGGACCAAGAGGTGAAGCCAGAGGTATCTACGTTGTTTCCGTCTAAATCGGTGAGTTCGAAGGTAGTTGCCGTCTTGTTAGCGACAAGATAGGGAATACTGTTCACCTCAACCATCCCAACCACTTCCTCAATGATAACAATATCACCATTCTCAAAGCCATGGGTTGCAGTTGTCACAACGCCAGGGTTGGCCTCGGTGATGTCAGAGATGTTCTTTTTATCAACGAAAGGGTCATCCGTTATTGTAGGGATGGCGAGTGTCCAGTCGGTATCCGAGGTTCTAGTGAGCTCTCGGTAGTGGTAGAAGGGGTGGACGATAATCATTACGTCTGCATCCTGGTCCACCTTCAACTGAAATAAGTCAAGGGCCTCGGTATATGGAGTGTCAATCTCATGTATCTTACCTGATGTACCGCCAGAGGAATATGTAGTAAAAGCAGAGGAATCTATATCTACACCATCTACATCTTGAATGCTGAAGGTAGTCCCTGTTAGCACTGTCACGCGGTAGTAGTTGTTGTTGACTTCTGTCATCCCAACCACACCGGAGATGAGCACCTCATCGCCAGTAGCGTAACCATGGGTCGCGGTTGTCACCACTGCTGGGTCCGCTTTGGAAATGTCGGAGATAGCTTTGGTGGATTCGAGTACAACCCCGTCGTCCTTATAGAACCTCAGCTTCTTATTGGTGAACTCAAGAGCGTAGGCTTGCTCGTCGTTGAACTCAAAGGTAATAAGGTTGAAGACCTGGTTGAGCCGAGAGTGGTTAACGAACATAGATCCATTGTCAAACTCAGCGCCACCTTGTGTTTGGGTAGTGAAGTTTACTTGACGACGACAACCATTCTGGAAGACTTGGAGCTCTGGGCGTCCATACATCTTCTCAGACAGTTCCCCGCCAGAGAAATTCTGCTTGACAATTTCTTGTTCAGCCATTATTCGAACTTAGTGTATTTGCTGGCTACGTTGCCACTTCTGTTGCGACGAGCGAAAAGCCCTTTACTGACCTGCCGTCTGATTGGAGGTCTTTCTTGGCCATCGATGGCCTTTGCTTCTGCCTTTAATTCCCTTAGCTGGTCCTTGATATTCTGGATAGCTCTAGGGGCAGACTTGAAGCTGGGTGCTAGTTTGAGGGCAAGGTTCAGCACCAGTAAATCAATAGCCAGGGGGTCCCATCTGACGATGTTCTCCTGGTCGAATATGTAACGCATCCTGAGTGTACCACTGGCTGTGAGAGAGCCATCTGTAAGCAGTTGGCCGTTCTCCAGTTGGTAGTCTGTACCTTCAGCAAAAGACGCGGGTATGGGCTCACCAATGGCGCTATGGCGTGAGAGGTAGCGGATAAAGTCAGGGGGTAGATCATAAGCAGTACCAAAGCCAAAGAGGGGAGCGGTAGCGCTTGCGGCTATCTCTGTCCGTTTGATGGCGAAGTTCCATGGGTGCGAACGAAGAGTAGCTCTACGCTGCTGTGGATAGTGCCGCTTACATAAGACTTCAGTGGGGGTGGTTGGATTATCAATGTCAGTAACATTGTCTTCGCGTAGGAGGGATAATGCAAGATTACATATCTTTACTGGTGAATTAGGTGCTGGAAGCGCCATGTCGTCCTCCTATATTAAAAAAGTGGGAGGACCGAAGTCCTCCCGAATTGTCTAACCTTGTACGAAAATAGCTTTCACTGAAACAGTAACAGCAGCGCTACCAACAGTGTTAGCGGTCAGAGCGATGTCATAACCGAGTTGTTTTGTATCCAAGGTGTCGCCAGCGAGTGTATAAATACGCTCGTTAACTTCAGCAAGGTCTAGATTCTCCAAGCCATCTTTGGGCGAAGCCCAAGTAGAGGCAGAAGAGAGGTCCAAGCCATCGGCAAGTTTATCCTTGTCGATAACAGCACCATCCACACCTCCAACAGAAGGCTTGTAAAAGCCAAGATCCCAGTCCGTACCAGATGTAACTGCATCAGATGCAATATGAATCTGGACAGGGATAAGGTCTGCAGGAATGTTCTTCCAAAGACGGTAAATAGAACCATCGTCGTCAGCAGCAGCGAGTTCGAATGTTTGTACAGCAATGGTAACTTTATCACCATGCACAAATACAGCAGATTCGAGTTTATCACTAGCAGTGTTTGAGTTGACATACTTATTTTCAACGGCCATTATAGCTCCTTTCCGTTAAGAGGTTGTCTGAAACTTTTGCAAACGCACACCTTGTGTTCGCACAGCTCCATACTGACCTAAGATTTGAACTTGTTTCGTTTCCACATAATCGGGACGATCCTTGATATTAATTGAGATGTCCTTCGACATACCAATACAAAGAGCGTTACCGGTCATACCAATACAATCGCGAGTACCAGAGTCAACAGCCAACATAGGAGTGTTAACATCAGCACCATATACGATTAAGTCAATGCCAGCGGCTTTAGCAATTGTGCCATTGTCGACTACCATTTGGCGAGAAAAGTCACCACTAGTAAGTTCGAGTTCTTGCATCAATGCTTCTTCCTCAGTACCAGTAATCAACAGAAGGAACTTCTCAGCACTGTCTGTACCAACTTCTTCGTTAGTCCAGTTCTTGCGCAATTCAAGAAGCTTCTCATAAGTTGTGCCACCAGTGGCATTCACAGTCACACCGCCATCATTGGCAAATGTAACGTCTGTTCCGAAATCACGGCCAGTAGAAACATCAGAAAAAGCTGCCTCCACACAAACCCTGTCAAAACGTCTGTTCATAGCTCTTGCACAAGCTGCTGCATATTCACCTTCGGGGTTCAAGAGAACTCCGCGAGTGTCAGAAGCATCAATTGGCAAAGTGACGACAAAGCGTCTACGAGCAATTTTCCGTCTGTTGTGACTGATTTCGTCAAAAATAGTTTCCACTACGCGACCATTAACCTCACGAGCCTCGACAATGCCAAGACCATCATAAGCATAGGTATCACCCGTCATCTGCTTAATTTCAACGTGAGAACGAAGGCGCGAAGGGATTTGTTGAACGGCAACATCCAGCATATCAGAAAACTGAATGACCATATTGTTATCAATAGATCCAGAAGACATACGTCCACCCTTTCATAAAAGTAAAACCAAAATTCTTTTTTTCGGTCCCGTATACCTTCACAAAAAGGGCGATTCCTTGCTACAAACGTGCAGCCTTCCGAGTATATTCACTACTATAGGTGGGCCATAAGGTTATCCACCACTAACATTATGCCTGAGAAGAACTACTTTTTCAAGCAATTCCCTGATAAAGTTTGTCTATTTTAGCGGCTACCTCTGCATGGCCAGGGTGAGATTTGCTTTTGAACTCAGGGGAGGCCATTAGCCTCTTGGCTTCAGCCCGCTTTTCTATGTCAGATATACCACCTGGAACGGTGTCTCCACCTTTAGGTAGGTCATCTTCATTAATATACTTAGCTTGGATACTGTCCAGAACAGCGGCCATGATGGTGAGGTTCTTATTATCTAGCCCGTTCACCTGGTCCTTAAAAGCCTCTGGTGTATGCTCAACAAGCAGCCCTTTAGCGATTTGAACAGCCTCATCAGCTCTAGACCCGAATAACTCATCGGTCATCTTGGAGAACTCAGCATCAGATTCTTCAGCATTTGGAGCGAATTTTGAAACTAATTCAGCCCAATCAGCGTCTAACCCTTTCGCCATCTCTACAGGGACGTTGTTCTTAAGGAACAGATCCTTGACGGCATCTTGGAAATCTTTATCGACTGGGTCACTCAACTGGTACGCATCCACATTATCTGGGGCAGTGGGGGCAGCAGCTTCAGCTCTACGGCCTAGTTCTGACTTCATGTCGTTGGCCATTTTGAAGAAGCCGTCGATGTCTTTGACATCTTGGACCCATGCTTTGTCAGCATACTCTTGGGGCACAATGGACTGGAACTCCGGAGTTGTAACCTCATTGGTTACATCTGTGGGGGAGGTATTGGGGATCGTGGTTTCTTGGTCAACTATCTCAGTAGCTGCGGGGGCATCATCAGACATTTTATTCCTTTCCTGTCTTCTCTAATAAAACTCCGTCGATTTCTACAGCGACGAGAGTATCTCTATCTACGTATTGTCTCAACCATAAGTAATGTTTCTGGAGAGCGCCATTGTGGATCATGGCATTTGTATCTACACCGACCCCTGGAGTGGAGGCGGTTATCTGACTTTGATAGCAGCACCTTAGCATAATCGTCCGGAGGGCTTTCCTGCCATCAGGAGTAGCGAAGGCTCTCGCCATTGATTGGGACTCCGCCAATTGGGCGTCGAGGGCAACTTGTCTTTTCTTCTCTTCTGCTTCTAATGTTTTGGGGGATTTTCTTTGGGGCATTATTGTCCTTCTTCTGTATTCAGTAGTCCTGACTGTCCAGCGTTTCTCATAGACTCAGACATAGCCTTGGCTTCTTCTTGTCTCGCCATCTCTTCGGCAGCGGCATCTCTCTTGGCTGCAGCTTCTTCTACTTCAACCTTAGAGCTGACACCCTCAGTAGGCGCTCCAACGATGTCACTGAAGGCGAGGATGTTCTCATATACATTAATAGAATCCATAGCTTCAGGGCTACCCATCTCAACATATCCACGAACCACTTCCTTATCGACAGGTTGTTGGACTTTAACAACGAAACTCGTATGACTGCTA